TTGATGATAGCCGATTACAGGCAAGTATCGCTCAAGTAGAGCCTGATGCTAAATTCCAGTTAGACGATTTTGGCAACTTGGTAGCAGGTATGCCTATCCGAAATGCGGCTGGCGAGATTACTGAGTACAAGAAATTCTACCCTAACCCTAAAGGCTTTGATGCCCCAACAGTAGGGCAGATCGCTACTGGTGGCGTTTTGTCATTACCTGTAACAAAGGCTACTGCCGCAATTGGATTGCCAACAGTGGGCTATAAGGGCGCTGCTGTTACAGGCATGGCTGAGGCAAGTCTTCTTGAAGGTATTAGCTCAAACGCAGCAGATCAACCATTCAACCTAGCAGAGATACCAAGTGGCGCTATTGGTGGCATATTAGGTAAGGGTGTATTTGATGTAGCTAGTGTTGTTAAAAAGCTAGTTCCTGAATTCCTAAAGAACCCACAATTTTTCAACTCAAAACGAGGTGAGATTGACGAAGCGTTAGTAGACTTAGGGTTTAACCCTGAAGAGGTTATGTCTCAGCTTAGGGCAGACGCTGAAGAACTTGTTCGTGCTGGGTTAGATCCACTAGAGTCTGTAAGAACTGCTACAGCCGCATCATTACCGCACCCAATTAATTTAACGTCTGGTCAGGTTACTGGCGTTAAGAGTCAGCAATTATTTGAAAACGCTGCTGCAGGTGGAACATACGGCACTAGAGCAGAAAGCAAAATGAATGCTAGGCTTGAAGATCAGCAAGTTGCTATAGATCAGAATGTTCAGGCTATTCAAGGCGGCATGGCTGGAACCCAACTACCTATAGAAAGGGGTACGGGCGCTTATGATGTTCAAGAGAATTTAGCTGCACAAAGGAAAGTAACAGAACAAGGTTATAAAGACGCATACCAGAGCGCTGAAGCGGCTACGGCATTTACTGACCCAGCTAATGCTAATGAGTTTAACCAAGTGTTGCTTGGATCATTAAGAGATTACAGGGACGGCGTTGGCGGCGCTCCAGCTACGTTTAGATTAATGAACGAGGCTATGGAGCAGTTGAGCAATGGTGCTTCAGTACAGAGCCTGTTTGACCTTAGAAAAGCTATCGTTACACAACAGATGGCTGGTGGCGTTGAAGCTGGTGCTGCAGGTGCGTTGAAGCGTGGCCTAGATGATGTATTAGTGGCCCAGATGGATCGAAACCTTCTATATGGTAATCCAGCAAGTGTGGCTAAGGGTTTGGATGCTATATCAAAGTTCAAAGACTTCAAGAACCTATGGGACAATAAGGGTATATTAAAGACTATTACTGAAGAAGAAATGCGCGATGGTGTGCTATCTTTAAAAGTGGCCCCTACAGAAGCTGCTAACGCTATCCTAGGTGTGGGCATTGCTCAGTCTACTTCAAAGAAAAACCTTATGCGTGACCTAGTCACAATGAGAAATCTTCTACCTGTTTCTGAGTGGAATAAAATTAGGCAGGAAGCATTTATACTTCTAGCAGATACATTAAAGTCGTCTGGTAAGGTAGGTAAGCAAGCTAGCTTAAACTTCAATAAAGCATGGCGCAATATGAAGGAAAAGAACAACACGCTTACAAAGCTACTATTTACTAAAGAAGAAATGGGAATGATTGATAGTTTGGCAAGCACATCAGCCTTAATCGCAGGCACTGAGAAAAACACCTCAAACTCTGCAATAGCGGCTATGGGTATGTTCCAGATGCTAGCCAGATCCTTTGGCGCTAAGAACCCAACACGCATGGCGGCTGAAGTAAAAGGCATGAGCGCACTGCAGGAAATGTTTGCTAATATGAAGTTAGTACCTACATTGAGAGGTTCCATGACACCACCACCAGTAGTTGGTACTGCAGGCGCTTTAGGTGCGATGGCGACACAAGGCCAAGAATCACCTATAATACAGGGCATAGAACAAGGTGCTAGATACACAGGAGCTATTCAGTAATGTCAGATAAAATGTCAAAAGACGAGATTCAAGGCGCAATCACAGACGCTATACAAGCTGCTATTGATTACGTTGATAGTGACATTTCTAGTCAACGTGAACGCGCTCAACGGTACTTTGACGGTGCTGTAGACCTAGAGCATGAAGAAGGCCGCTCTAGGGTTGTGTCTACTAAAGTGCGCGATGTAGTTCGTGGGGCTAAACCTAGTCTGATGCGTGTGTTTATGTCTAATGATAAGTTCGTTGAATTTACACCTAAAGGCCCAGAAGACGTAGCTAACGCAGAACAAGCGACAGCCTACACGCACTGGGTATTCAACAAAGCTAACGGCTACAAGATCCTAAGTAACGCAATACATGACGCTTTAGTTAAGAAAGTAGGCGTAGCTAAGGTCTGGTGGAACGAAGAAACTATTGCTAAGTCGTACACTTACGAAAACCTATCTGACGAAGAAGTACAGATATTGGCTAATAAAGACGGTGTTGAGGTTGTAGAACACAGTCAAGAAATTGAAATTGAAATGGACGAAAATGGCTTTGAGTTAGAGCGTAACGTCCATAGCATGGTCATTTCTCACAAGTACGAAGAAGGTGAAATGGTCATTGAGGGCATACCTCCAGAAGAATTCTTCATTGATGGTTCAGCTAAATCTATTGATGACGCTTACATTGTCTGTCACCGCACAGAGAAACGTGCAGGCGACCTAGTGGCAATGGGATTCGATAGGGACGTTATTGACGGCTTATCGGGCGTTGATGATGACTCTTTAGTTGGCGATGAAGAAAAGCTATTGCGCTTTGGTGATGCTATCGACTCTACAGAAGGTCTAGCTAACGACCCATCGATGCGTACCATTGTTGTCACAGAAGCCTATATGCGCATTGACGTAGAAGGTGATGGTGTCCCTACACTACACAAGTTCTTATGTGGTGGTACTGAATACGAAGTATTAGACATGGAGCCTTGGGATAAGGTTCCCTTTGCTGACTTCCATGTAGATCCAGAGCCACACGCATTCTATGGTCGCTCACTAGCTGAATTGGTAATGAATGACCAAGACACTACGACTAGCGTACTACGCGGAATACTAGATAACGTAGCACTCGTAAACACACCACGCCTTGAAGTTAACGAAGACATGGTTGAAATGGACGATGTGTTAAACAACGAGATTGGTGCAATTATCCGATCTGAGCAGATTGGTTCTGTTAACCCACTTACGGTTCCCTTCGTAGCTGGTTCAACGCTACCTGCGCTCCAGTATCTAGATATGCTTGTTGAAGAAAAGACAGGCATTACTAAAATGAGCATGGGCCTAAACCCAGATATGCTTCAAAACACCTCAGCTACAGCCGCAGCACTGACCGCACAGGCAGGAGCTGGACAGGTTGAAGTAATGGCTAGAAACCTCGCTGAAGGTACTAAGAGGTTATTCCAGCTAATGCTACACGTTGCAGTTAAAAACTCCCCTGACGAGCAAATGATGCGTCTGAACGGACAATTTGTACCAGTAGACCCAAGTGTTTGGGATATTGAGATGGATATGGATATTAACGTAGGTTTGGGAACAGGCCAAGAAGACGTTAAGGCAGCAGCATTAATGCAAACTTTTGCTACACAGCAGCAGATCTGGCAGACCTATGGCCCTACTAACGGCCTAGTTAGCATGACACAGATGCGTAATACTCTAGCAGATACTTTGGCCCTAAGTGGGTTCAAAAATGCAGACCGCTATTATGCACCCATGACACCAGAGACTGAGCAGCAGTTAATGGCACAGATGGCAGAGCAATCAGCACAGCAGGGTGAGCAGGGCGACCCAATGGCACAAGCACTGATCCAAGCAGAACAGATCAAGGCTCAGGCTAGAATGCAAAGCGATCAGATGCGTATGCAAGGCAAGATGCAAGGTGACCAAGTCAAGATGCAGGCTGAAATGCAGGTTAAGGCTGCTGAAATGCAATCTGCTCAAGGTAAAGAATTGGCTGAGTTGCAGCTTAAATACCGCGAATTACAGCAGGGCGATGACCTTAACCGTGACAAGATGAACCAAGAGCTTCTAATTGAGGCTGCTAAAATACTAGGACAGTATGGTAGTGCGGTTGATGTTGAGCGTGTACGGGCCATGCAAGCCATGCCGCGTATGGGTAGCATCCAGTGATAAGTAAGTCACAAGCCGAGTATTTACTCAAAGATGATACTTTTACGACAGTATTTGATATAATCCGACAGGAACAAGTAAAAAAGTTCCTTAAATCTGGTAAATCCGATACGGAAGCCAGAGAAGATGCTTATGCAATGACGCAGGCATTAAACCAGTTTGAGCATATCCTCAAGAGTGCAATAACGAATGAGGTTATGAAAGACAAACGCAGCAAATAGGATAGCACCGTGGAAACGACTAACCAAAGCATTGAAAGTGCAGTTGAAGCGTTAATGGCTCCAGTAGAGTCAGAGACAGCCGAAGTAGAAACTACCGAAACCGAAGTGGGGGAGGTTGAAGAAACCGAAGTTGAACAAGAAGCTGAAGTTGAAGGATCTGATGATGACGATGTAGTCTACACAGATGACGAAGACGAAAGCGAAGAAGAATATGAGTCGGAAGAAGAGCCAGACGATCAAACTGAGCCAGATACATACACCGTTAAAGTTGATGGTGAAGACGTAAATGTAACTCTAAATGATTTAACCAAAAGCTACTCAGGCCAGCAATATATTCAGAAGGGCATGAAGCAAGCAGCAGAGTCGCGGAAGCAAGCGGAAGAAGCCTATAACGGCCTAAACCAACAGCGCCAGCAACTTGAACAGCTAATGCAACAGGTTCAGCAGCAAGGTGTAATGACCCAGCCAACTCCACCCACGAGGGAGCAACTGACAGATGACCCATTAGGGTACATTGAGGCAGATGCAGCTTATCGTGAAGATATGGGTAGGTTCCAACACCAGCAACAGCAATTAGGACAGCAGCAACAGGCAATGCAGCAGGCGCAAGGACAGGCAGATGAAGCCCACTTGCAAGAGCAAATGTCAGAACTTAAAAGGGCGATTCCAGACTTTGGTGATGCGGTTAAAGCACCTAAAATGAAGGATAAGCTGTTAAAGCAAGGTATAAGCGAAGGGTACAGTTCGGAAGAAATGTCATCCATAATCGACCACCGAGCGATGAAGGTTCTACACAAGGCCATGTTGTACGATCAGATGGTGGCAGGCACATCTACAGTTGAATCTAAACTGAAGAAAGCCAGACCATTAATGAAAGCTGGTGCCAAAAAGCAGCCTGACTCCGATAGCAAAAAGCGCGGTAAGCAAATGTCACAATTGAAAAGATCGGGTAGCGTAGAAGACGCCGCCGCATTATTGTTTAGTAGTTAAATTTAAATTATTTAGGAAGAAATTATCATGGCACAACCAGCAAATACATTTGATACATACGATTCAGTCGGCATACGCGAGGACTTATCTAACGTCATCTACAACGTATCCCCTGAAGAAACTCCTTTACTTAGCTCTATTGCTAAAGTATCGGCAACCAACACTTTGCACGAATGGCAGACAGATGCTAACCGCGCAGCGATTGCAACTAACGCTCACATTGAAGGTAATGACACTTCTGGTGATTCAGTTACAGCCACAGTTCGTCTTGGAAACTACACCCAGATCTTCAAAAACGCTTGTACTATTTCAGGTACAGATGAAAGCGTTAAGAATGCTGGTCGTGGTAAAGAGATGTCTTACCAAATCGTGAAAATTGCCGCTGAACAAAAGACTGACATTGAGATGTCTTTGTTTGCTAACAATGCTCGCGTAGCTGGTAATGCTACTACTGCCCGTGAATTAGCTGGCTTAGGGGCTTTTGTTAAGACCAACGTAACTAACGTAGGTTCTGGCGGTGCTAACCCTGCTGGTAACGGTACTGATGCTCGTACAGATGGTACTGCAACTGTATTTAGTCAAGCTGACTTTGATACGTGTATGCAGGAAATTTGGGCAGAAGGTGGTAAGCCTGATACTGTTTATTTGTCTACATTCCAGATGAATAAAGCACTTGGCTTTACTGGTAACAACAACCAGCGTAGCACTGGCGCATCTGGCAAGG